GTGAACAACCGCAACCTTCATGCCGTTGACCGGTGCCAAGTTGTCTTTCAAGACTTGTTCGGCTTCAAGAATGAAGTCGGCCGCGTTGTCTTTTGTCATGGAATCCAGACGCCCGGCCCGCTTTTCGGGTGAACCTTGCTGAAGGAAAGCATGAACCCGACCAAGAATCGCACGGGAAACGCCGGTTGCAATCGTTTGGATTGCCGGAAGGGCGTGAAGTTGCGTCAGTTCGGGAAGTGACAACGCGTCTTCTTCGTCATTCAGAATGAACGCGTCGAAGAAGTATTGATCAAGAACAACCGGAACGGCCGTCAGGTTTGCATCGTTTTCGGTGTTGGCGTCGGTCGCGTCTTTACGACGTGTGACGCGTTTGTCAGCACGATAGGCGTTGACTTGGTCGCCCGCCCGTGCAAGTGCCGGGGCAAATTGTCGGTTCACAAGGCCCAAAATTGGGGTTTCTTGGAACAAGATTTGTAGGCCACGAAGTGCCCAATATTGTGGTTTGCCCGCAGTGTTGTCGTTAGCCATTTCGCTAAAAACCTTTCATATTTGTTTGAAGTTTTGGGCCCGATTCCTACTTGATGGAATCTTCGATCAAGCCCGGGTTCTTTTCCATTAGTTCGAAAAACTTTGCCGGGTTCTTGGTCATAGCGTCCCAATCGATGCCGCCTTCCCCCGTCCGTTGAATGCCGTCAACGACGTCGCCGCCGGTGCCGCTATTGACCGTAGACTTGAACGCGAAGCCCCAATCAGAAACGTTTGCTTCAAGTGACTTCACCGCTTGTTCGGCCGAAACGACTTGCTTTGCCGTGTGCCCGTTTTCATCGGTGACGTCGATTTCGAAACCAACCGCCCCATCTTCGCCAACCTTCGCAACCTTCGACAATTCTTGGGCGACAAGTTCCCCGGCTTTCCCCGGTACAACCTTGCCCGCAAGTTCGTTCATGGTCGCGTTGTTGATTAGCGTGTTTTCGTATTGTGACTTGTAACCGTCGGCCGCTTTCAAAGCTTCCGCCAGTTGTTCAGCTTGTTTGGTGTTGGCCGCGTCAAGCTTTTCCTTTTCGGTCTTCATGCTGTCAAGTGTTCCACTCAACTGCAATGCAACGTCGCCTAGGTCGCTTCCTTCTTCGAATTCCATCGTACCGCTAAGTTGTTCCATGAATTGCTGAGTTTGATTTCGCAATTCGCCCGCCGATGCCGCCTTCGCTTCCGCGTCAGCTAGTCGTTGCTGCAATCCCTTCCGATGTTGACTTTCCAATTGGTTCCGCAAGTTTTGCGGGATTTGGTCAATTGAAGTGATCGGGGCCGGGGTTGCCGGGGTTTGTGGTGCCGCTTGTGGTGCCGGGGTTCCTTCGCTTGGGGTCGCTTCGTTTGGCATGTCGTTTGCTCTTTTTTCCGATACTTTGGAAAAGGTCGCCGGTCTTGCCCGTATCGAAAGCAAAACCACCTATCCGGGGGATTCGAACGGACCCCCGATAAACCGTAAAGGCGGAACAACCGCCCCTATTATCCTTTACCTGATTTTCGGCTTTATTTGCACGAAAAAATCTTATTTTCGTTCAATTTTGAAAGAATCAACTTCTTTGTTGTCCAAATAGCGGGAAAGATACTTCCAAGCCAGGGCCGACGTCATGAAGTGCCGCGTGTGGGCCGGGGGAAGTTGGGCCCGGTCGGAAGACGCCCGTGACGACGAAACGCCGTCAGAAGTCAAGACCGCGTTTTCCCATTCCTGATTCGGGTTTCGCCCCGAAATTAGGTTCATTGCTTCTTCGCATTGGGCCCAAAAGACCCGGTCGGGGCATTCACCACTGACGACAACGGTTGCCGCCGGATCGGCAAGAACGCCGTCAACGTCGAAGGTCGCGTCGGTTGTGACAACCGGCCGAACGTTATTCGCCCCGGTTGAAGTCAACGTGACGTCAGCCGAATCAAGGGGGCCGCCCGCCGCCGCAATGTCGCCGTCGGTCCAATCGGTGACGCCCGCCAACCCGGCCGCCGTGTCAATCGCCGTTTCGATTGCCGATGCCGTCGCGTCGAACGCAATCGCCGCCGTTGTGAACGAATCGGTTTCGCCGTCAACGTGGTTGACTTCAAGCGTCAGCGTGAAGTTGCCCGCCGTCGGTGCCGTTGACCAAGCCGCGATTGTCTGAACGGCCGTTGCCGCCGTGGTTTCGGGCATGTTGTCCGAATCCCGGGGCCATTTTTTCCATTGGGCCGCGTCGGCCGCTTCAAGCGTTGCTTGACTTGCGTCGGCGTTTGCTTCAAGGGCCGTGAAGACGGGTAGCTTGTAACCCCTCCAACGAAGGGAATCAATAGCCCGGGCCGCTTGGGTCAATGCCTTCAGCTTGTTCGCGTCGCTTGCCCCCGTCCAATCAGCCGCGAAAAGTTGGTCGTTGAAATACGCGTCAGCGTCGTCAAGTGATCGGTAATATTCTGCCATTGTCGGTTATTCCTTTTCTTCAGTTTCGGGGCGGCCCGCGTCGCCCTTGTCTTGTTTCAATTTGCCCGCGTCGTTGCCTTCCTTTTCCTTGTCTTTCGACTTGGGGTCAACTTGCCCGTCAGGGTTTCCGGCCCCCGCGTTCGCAATGTCGGATTGTGCCGCGACAACTTGGGCCGCCCGGTCGGCCGCTTCCTTCTGGCAACCTTCGGCTTCCTTCTTGGGGTCTTTCGCCCCAAGTGCCGCCGCCGCCGTTTCGCTGCAAAGAATTTGTTCTTTCTTCGCCTTGATTATGACGTCAGGGTCGGCAATGCCAATCGGGGAATCGTCTATTTCCTTTTCCATCTTCTTCAAGTCGCTTGACGATACCGTGCCCCGGTGAAGAATTCCGACGGCTTTCTTGGCAAGTTCCTTTTTGTTGGTTTCGCCGACAATGATGTTGCCAAGCTTGATGAACTTTTCAGCTTCAATCAACCGTTGTTCGTCGGTCTTCAAGGTCCAAGAATCGGGGTAGTTGATTGTGGCAACCTTCCGCGATTCAATACGGGAATCTTCATAGGCCGCCCAATGGTCCCAAAGTCGCGATTCGCCCGCCTGAAGGCAAAGGCCGATTGCCGCAAGGCCCGCTTCGGTTGAACCTTCGTCGCCCAAGTCGGTAAGGCCGCCCATGACCAATTCGTGAATTTCGTCTTTCAATTCCTTCCGAAGTTCAAGGGAAGCCCGCATCGGGTCGGATGGGGGTGAAATGAAGGCCGGGGCGTTCAATCCCTTCCCATAGGCCAAGCCGTACGAAGTGCCCATTCGGGCCGTTCCGCTAGAATCGTTGCCGTCGTCCAAGTGTTCGCCGACGTCAGTTGCCCCGCGTTGCTTGACCAAGAACGGGAAGTTGGAGTCAATCGCATAAGACGAATCAGCCGACGCAATGTTCAACAACGCGATTTGATGCGAACAAGCGTCAGCCATTAGCGAACCGCCAATGTCGAATTGAACGACCGGGATAGCTTCAAGGTTTGTCAGCTTCGGGGCCTTCGTTTGGTCGCCGTTTTCGTCCAAGAACGCAATGTTGACCAAGTTATCCCGGGTTTCGTCCAACCAATAGTACCGGAATTCACGCGTACAATCCTGTTGACCGGTCAAAAGATTGAATTCGTATTTGACGGTTTCAACTAGGACGTGTGCCCAATCGCTTGGCGAATCGGGGTCGGCTTCAATCATGACGGGGGTGTTTTCGATGACGAACCGGTTCAAATACGGTTGAAAGTTCTTCGGGACTTCCGCCCGCGAAACGGCTTCAACGTCAGGGGCGTCAACCAAGATGTTGACTTGACCCATGACAAGAAGTTCGGGCAAAACCTTCTTGGTCAAGTAGGTGTTCATCGTCGAACCGCGAAGGTCAACCCCGCGACCGTTGCCCGCAATTGCGTCTTGGAACTTGTCGGAACCGCCCGGCCGCGTGACGTCAACCAGCCGCCGCGATATGCTATTCTTTACCGCGTTGATTTCTTTCTTCGCGAATGATGGAACCGGGGTCAAGCTTTGCCGACGGTCGAAAGCGTCGTCACCTTCTTGCCCCGTTGACCCGACGTACCGTTCAAGGTATTCGTTGACGAACGTTGACCCGCCTTCGTAGCAATACCGCCACTTGATGAAATCATTGTGGTCGAAAAGCGTCGTTGTATGTTGGTGAATGCAATTCTTTATGACCGGTAAAAACCGAAAATCTGCCATTTTCTTACCTTGTTAGAATGTCGCTGCCATGAAGTGACGGGTCTTTGATTTTCAACGCGATTTCCGCATAGTTCAACGCGTGGGCGTAGTGGTCGGGCCCGCTCATTTTGTATTCGGCTTGAACCGCGTCTTTGTGCATTGTTCGAATCGGGGCCTTGACGTGGGCTTCGAATTCTTCGGGGGTGTCGGTCGGAAGCTGAAGGTCGCCCGCCATGATTCGCCCCAACGACTTGGAAAGCCAAGCCGTTTTGTCAAGCTTGCAAAGGTTCGCCCCGTATTCGTCTTCAACAACGCGAACTTCCCGGCCCGCGTTGCCGTTCGTGTATTGGCATAAATAGACGAATTCAGGGAACCGCCGGGCAAATTTCCGGGCTTCCGTGGGTTGTGGGAAATAGTCAATAACCGCACATTGAACCCGGAATTCCCGCATCAACCCATGAATTCGGTCCCATTCGTCCGCCATGATACGACCAAGCCCGATGACCTTGCCAATTGCCCGGTCGTTCGGGTCGCCGAACCGCTGACGGTCGAAATGCCAGGATACCGCAACCCAATGGTGAACGGGGCCGCCTTGGTCGATGCCAAGCGTGACGAAGTGTTCCTTCGCGGAAACGGGGCCAATGTCGGCCGTCGAATACCGGTCAATTAGCTTCGCGTGTTTCAAATGGCCGTCGGTGACCCGATGGGAACCTTCAAGGAAGGGTTGCCCGACCGCCGAATTGTAGAATTCCCGCATTGCGTCAAGGTCGCCCGACGCCCCGCGTTCGAACTTGGCCGCGAATTCCGCCGGGGTGACGCCAGGGGAATACATTTGCGGGACGTAGAACCCGCGATGTTCTTTGTATAGGGCCGCGTCAGGTTCAACCGGTTCGCCGTTTTCGCCAACCGCCGCATAGAAGCCCCGGGCCATGAATTCGGGCTTTTTGTCATGTGGAAGTTCGCCGTCGCATTTCCAGCAATGGTAATAGGCGTCGGCCGGGCTTTCGTCTATCACTAGGCAATGCCGCCCGGTTTCGTCTTCAATGTCCCATTCAAGGGCAATCGGGTCGGAACAATGGGGGCATTTGAAGAAGAAGTTTTCTTGTGTTGATTCTTGGAACTTCGCGTCAATGCCAATGTCGGGTAGGGTCGGGGTTGAAAAGCCCCATACCTTGACGTCTTTGTCGAGCTGCCCTGACGTTCGTTCAAGGGCCAAATATACAGCTTTCGCCGTCCATTCGTCGAATTCAT